AAACCAGAGTTTGTTAAATCATTAACTAAAGCAAGTGATAAATATATTAAGGAATCAAAAAACAGACCTGATGCTAAAAAATATATAAAAAAATTTGGGGACTTTGGTGTGTCTTGGCATTCAACACCATTAACCCATGATAATGATTTTATAGACCTACGAAATTATGTAGGCCAACAGTCTTGGGAATTTTTAAATTATATGGGTTTTGATATGGAACAATATAAAACAATGTTTTCTGAAATGTGGGTACAAGAATTTGCTAAAGATGGTGGTGGTCATCATTCAGCACACATACATTCTAATCAACATGTATCAGGATTTTATTTTTTAAAAGCTAGTGATAAAACTTCTCTACCAATATTTCATGACCCAAGAACTGGTCTAAGAACAATTAAATTAAATACAAGACCAGTAAAGAACGCTATCTTTCTTGGTACAGAACTTGTTCATTTTAACCCAAAGCCAGGGACCTTACTTATTTTTCCTGGATACCTACAACATGAGTTTGCAGTTGATCATGGTATAGAACCTTTTAGATTTATACACTGGAATATAACTGCTATTCCTTCAGGCATGGCTAAAGATGTTTAAAATTATAGATAATTATTTAGCGACAGAGGACAGTTTAATTTTAAAGTCTATGTTAGAAGGAAGTAATTTTCCATGGTTTTTTCAATCTGATAAAATACATTTTAAAAATAATGCTAATGATTTATTTAACAATCATTTCTACCATACTTTTTATAATGACTATAAAGTCAATTCAGATTTTTATCATCACCTATACCCTTTAATAGATAAACTAAAACCCTTATCATTGATAAGAATAAAAGCTAATTTAACTCCTATTACTCAGAAGCTAGTAGAATATAAACCACACTGTGATCAAGATTTTAAATGTAAAGTTGGTATTTATTATGTTAATGATAACAATGGTTATACTGTTATTGAAGGCAAAAAAATAGAAAGCAAAAACAATAGAATGGTATTGTTTAATTCTAAGATAAAGCATTCTGGAACTAACTCTACTAACTGTAAAAATAGAATGGTTATTAACTTTAATTATTTTTAATATGAACTTTAAAAAAGATAAATACGTAATTATTAGACAGGTTGTTCCAAAGGAATTAGCAGAATTTTTATACAATTATCTTTTACTAAAAAGACAGGTAGCAAAAACTTGTTTTAAAACAAGGTATATATCTCCATTTGAATTCCTATTAGGAAGATGGGACGATGAACAGGTACCAAATACTTATTCTCAATACGCTGATATTGCCATGGAAACTTTAATGTTAAAATGTCAACCTGTTATGGAAAAGAACACAGACCTTAAACTATATCCATCGTATTCATATACAAGAATATATAAAAAGGATGACGAATTAAAAAGACATAAAGATAGGTTTAGCTGTGAAATATCTACTACTATTCATTTGGGTGGAGATAAATGGCCAATATATTTAAGTCCAAAAGAAAATGTAGGCATACCAGATGGTAAAAAGATTACCATTAAAAGTAAAGCTAAAGGTATTAAAGTAGATTTAAAACCAGGAGATATGTTGGTTTATAGAGGTATGGAATTAGAGCATTGGAGAGAAAAATTTAAGGGCCAAGATTGTGCACAAGCATTTCTTCATTATAACAATCGAAAAACTAAGGGGGCTAAAGAAAATATGTTCGATAGGCGCCCACATTTAGGACTTCCCAATTCGTTTAAAAAGATGATATGATCCCTATAATGGAGGCAGTACTCCACCATACCTACTGCCTCCTTTATAAGGATTGTGTAGGAAAATATATACTACCAAAATCTATAAAACATTATATAATGGATTCTTATGCTACAAAAGATAGGATTTTTACCAGGATTTAATAAACAACTTACCCCTACAGGAGCAGAGGCCATGTGGACGGGTGGAGAAAACGTTCGTTTTAGATATGGTACACCTGAAAAAGTAGGCGGATGGGCTTCGCTTGGAGATAAAAAACTAACTGGCCCAACACGTGCCATTCATCAAATGGTTAATAAAGAAGGTGTTAAATACTCTATCTTAGGTACTAATAGAATTTTATACGTTTATTCTGGAGGAGTTTATTATGATATCCATCCTTTAGTTAATCCATCAGGCACAGCAATCACCAGTGCATTTACTACTACTAATGGAGACACAACTGTTACTATAACTTTTTCTTCTGGTCATGGCTTTGTAGCAGGAGATATAATTTTATTTGGTGATAGCTCTACTTTTAGTTCTATTACTGACTCTGTTTTTGATGCTAATACTTTTTGTGATAAAAAATTTATGGTGTTATCTGCACCCACTAACACAACTATTACTATTAATGCGGGAGCTACTGAAACTGATTCAGGGGCCACAACTTCTGGAGGCATAACTTATTATAGATACTACCACGTAGGTCCAGCTGATCAAGTTGGAGTTTACGGCTGGGGTATATCTCAGTTTGGTGGTACAGTAACAAATCCTCAAACTAATACTTTAGATGGAGCTTTAGGCGACAATGTTTATGGAACTGGTGGATCAGGAACTAGTATTGTTTTAGATTCTGTCACAGGATTTCCAACAACAGGAACAAACTATATTCAAGTTGGCACAGAAGAAATTTCTTATACAGGAGTTTCAGGAAGCACAACTTTAACAGGAATTACTAGAGCAGTTAGAGGAACAACTAGGGCTGCTCATTCAGATGGCGCAACTGTTACAAACTTCAGTGACTATGCTGCATGGGGTCAAGCAGCAGCTTCAACTGATAAAGTTGCAGAACCAGGATTATGGTCTTTAGATAATTTAGGTACAACGTTAGTTGCTTTAATTTGTAATGGATCTGTCTTTGAATGGGATTCAGATTCAACTAATGCAACAGCAACAAGAGCCACTATTATATCTGGTGCACCAACTGCATCTAGAGATATGATTGTATCAACACCCGATCGTCACTTAGTTTTATTTGGAACAGAAACGACAATTGGTAATACCGATACACAAGACGATATGTTTATAAGATTCTCGTCTCAAGAGTCATTAAGTACTTGGACGCCTACAGCAACCAATACAGCTGGTACACAAAGACTGGCTGCCGGATCACGGATCATAGGAGCTAAGCTAGGTAGAAATACAATTTATGTTTGGTCGGATACCTCATTATTTACCATGCGTTTTGTAGGTCAACCTTTTACTTTTGCCTTTGAACAAGTAGGAACTAACTGTGGTCTGATTGGAAAAAATGCAGCTGTCGAAGTTGATGGTGCTGCTTACTGGATGTCAGAAAATGGTTTCTTTAGATTTACTGGTAAACTAGAATCAATGGATTGTTTAGTTGAAGACTATGTTTATGATGATCTTAATAAAACTTCTAATCAAATGATTTATTGTGGACTAAATAACTTGTTTGGTGAAGTAATGTGGTTTTATCCTACAGCTGATTCAAATGTTAATAATAGATGTGTAATCTATAGCTATCTAGATTCAACAATCAATAGACCTATTTGGTATACAAATGCTAATTCTTTATTTCCTAGAACTACATGGATTGATTCAGCTATATTTGGTTTACCACATGCAACATCTTATGATGCTGATACAGACACGTCTTTTGATGTGACCGGTAATACCGATGGTGTTACATATTATTATGAACATGAAACAGGAGTTAACCAAGTTAAAATTGGAACAACAGCTGCCATTCCAGCTAATATTACTTCAGGAGATTTTGATATTACACAGGATCAAAGACAAGGAATTACATTTAGAGGAGACGGAGAATTTATGATGAGAGTTAGTAGATTTTTACCAGACTTTTTAACTCAAGCTGGTAATACAATTGTTACATTAAACCTTAGAAATTTTCCAAATGACTCAGCAGCTAGTTCAACATTAGGGCCATTTACCATTACATCTTCTACTCAATATCAATCTTGTAGAGCAAGAGGTAGAGCTGTTGCCGTTAAGATAGCAAATACAGCTGTAGATTCTAATTGGAAATTAGGTACTTTTAGGTTAGATGTACATGCAGGAGGACGTAGATAATGCCATTTAAATCGGAAAAGCAAAGAAGATACTTATGGGCTAATGAACCAGAGATAGCAAAAGACTGGACTGAAACCTATGGAAGTAAAATTAAAAAAGCTTATGGCGGAAGAATAGGATACTACTCAGGTGGTCAATCTATTCCATCAGAATATACAGTAGAAGACGCAAGAAAAACTGCTATGCAAGATAAATTAGGTGGCATAACAGATATCATGAAAAAAGCAGATTTATATCGTCAAGGAGACGTTGGTCAAATGTACATGGCTAATGGTGGGATAATGAGAGTACCTTTAGCTTATGGAATGTCTCCGGGTGAAGCACAAGCAAGAGGATTAGGGGCTGAATCACACGGTCGTGATTTTGGTGGAAAAGATGAAACAGCTCATCGTAATATTCATGCTGGAATGAAAAGTCCCCGTGTAGTAACACCAAGTGGTGATGTATTTGCGGGAGGAGATCCTATGTTATCAGAAAAACAAGATTATTTTACACAAACTTATTCTGGGCAACCTAATTTTTTAGGATTTGGTGGTGGCTATAGAACTCTTAAAACACCTAATGATGCAGGTAGCAACTATCGATCAAGATTAAATCCAATGGGTTTAATGAGTATATTAGGAGGATTTATGAAACAACCTTTTTCACTTGCTTTAAGTGGAATCAATGCTGTAAGAAATAAATTTGGTCCGGCGTGGAAGGATTGGACTGATTCTGAATACTTCAATGAATTTTTAAATAAAAGAAAAGCAGCTCAATATGAAGATGCAATTGCCACAGATAATTTATATGATCCTAATGCAAGAATACAAGATACAAGTTTTGAACAAGAAAACTTTACTTCACCAAAATATTTAAATGAATTTATAGATGTAAATGAATGGCTAAAATAGTACAAACATTAACAAGAGCTAGTGAAGACTACAGACAAGATGTAGCGCAATCTTTAGTAAGAGATTTAGACGCTGTCTTAGAAAAATTAAACACTACATTTCAAGAAGATTTAAAACAGGAAATAGAAGCTAGAAGCTTCTTTATGGAATAATGGCTGTAGTAAATCAATATAAATTTTACGGAGTAGATAATGACACAAGTGGAGCTGCACT